CTCAAATTTATCTTCCATACCCGTCTTATGAGATATGACGAAGATATTGGCATCCTGAATCACGTAGCGGATGATCTTTAAAAATTCTTCTGTCCCTTGGCCATCTAGTGAACTATCAAATACTTCATCTAATACCATCAAGTTGGTTGAGACTGAATTCTTAAACTTAGCCACTTCTCTCCAAGTAAAGAGAAGGGCTAAATCTATTCTTTGCTTTTCACCTTCACTAAACGATGCATAAGAAAAATCCTCATGTATTGGAGATTGAATGGTTTCGTTAAACTCCTCATCAAGAGTAAAGTTTATGTAGAAGTCCATCATCTGTAGATAACGGTTTACTTGCTGATTGATCAGCGGTAGATACTTCTTAATGATTTTAGTCTTAACTCCCCCATCTTTCAATAGACCGTATGTGAAATTGTAATATTTGATTTTTTCTTTACGAGAGACTAATTGGTCATAGGTCTCCTGGAGACTCTCCTTGAATGTGGTTAACTTGTCATGTTCAGCACTTCGGTTTTCAAGTTGACTGGTAAGTGTTTGAATTTCAGATTCCAGTTCTTGGACTTGTCTCTGACATCCAGAGACACGAGTATTGTTTTTAGAAATGCCATGTGTGAGTTTAGTAATCTCCTTTGAAAGTGTAGTGAATTGACGCTCTCGCTCTTGTTCCGTTTTAATTGCTTCTTCTAGTTTATCATAACCAGATTGCAACTCCTTAGCTCTAGTTTGAGCGTCAGCGATTTTATTTATTCTAAAGTCTTCATCAATGTCTTGTGTGCAAGTAGGGCAAACTGTATTTTGTGTGAAGAACTTATGTTCCTTCGTAACAGACGCTACCTTTTGTGATATCTTACCTCTGTAATTGTTAAGTTCTACTAACTTATTACCAGCACCAGTAACCTCTTCTTGCTCCTTTGTAAGATCATCAATGTCTCCTTGTAGCATATGATTCTTCTCCATATTAGTATCAATCTCAACCTTAAGTACTTTAATCTTGTCATCTTTCTCTTTCATATTCTCTTTACCACGACTCTCTACCTCTCCAATAAACTTCTCTTGCATCTCTACTTTATCATTAAGAGATTCTTTTTTAAGTTCATAAGTTCTAATCTCTTCCTTAAGTAAACGTATCTTATCTCTAATAATACTATTCATAGAAGAGAATATTTTAATATCAAGTAAGTCCTCAATAACCTCTCTACGATTTGTAGCAGTCAATTGCATAAAGGGAACAAATGTACTGGACCCCAATACTACGATTTGTGTGAAAGATTTATAGTTCATCTTCAACACGTTCTGCTCTAACCACTTCTGTTGATCATTAGCAGAAGATGCTTGGTCCAATACCTTATCATCTCTATAGATCTCAAATAAGTTTGGTTTTATTCCCCTTACAACTTTCCAGTTAATTGTCCCTATAGAAAACTCTAACTCTACTCTACAATCTTTCTCATTAGTAGAATTTATTAACTGACCCTTATTGATCTTACGAAATGGTTTACCAAATAAACTAAAGGTAAGAGCATCTAATACTGTACTCTTTCCACTACCATTATCACCTACAATTAATGTAGTAGCGTGTGATTGGAAATTAATTTCATTATAATGATTGCCCGTAGAAAGAAAGTTCTTCCACCGAACTTTTTCAAATAAGATCATCTTGTTTGTTTTTCGGCGGAATTACAATATCATTAGGAGTGATAATGGTATATTCATACCCGTGCTGTTCACACACTCCTAACATCATATCAGGTTCAACTTCAATGACATGCATTTCAGGATACTCTTCTTCTTCTAACATCATAGCATAGCGAGCTGCATCATCCTCTTCTTGGAAGAGATAGAGAACTTGGTTCCCCTCATCATCTTCTACAGAGTATGCTCCCTCGCTTTCTTTGCCATGTACAGTTAGAATATACATCAAACTAATTCGCAAGCCTCCTGATAAACTTCTTGAATGACCTCCTGTATCCTAGATTTCTCTAAAGAAATTTCAGATTCTTCCACATATCTATTTAAAATGGAAAGAGTTTCCTCAGATTCAAATGCTTCAAAGTCCTCACTTTCTTCAAGTTGGAAATTCTCCACCACTTTGAGTTCATGGACATTTGCACTATACAACTTGTCAATGAACTTTTCAAATTTCTTTGGACTGGTCTTCTTGCGAACAATTACCTTTACGATCTTATTCTCGTATTCACGAGTATCAAAGGTCTGATGATTATTATCCTCATAATAGATATTATAGAACATTCTGTAAGGATTGTCTATAGGAGTATGCTCTAAAGTTTCCGTATCAAAAATATGGAACCCTCTCGTATCCTCTAGGTCATTCCAAAACATCTCATAAGGATTTCCAAGATAAAATGCCTTACCATTATCAGACCTGGTATGATAGTGTCCTGAATATACTCTTTCAAATTTATCAAACATTTCTACATCTATACCCTGCTCCATAACATATCCTCTATGAATTCTAAATCCTCTGAATTCAAGATGACCCATAACAACAGTACTCTTAGACTTCTTAATAGCCTTATGAGTAGCATTCTCATTCTCTGAGTTGATCCAAGGTATAAGAAGGACATTTAAATTATCCAACTTTATTTCAGTTGCTTCAGAATAAGTTTTTATATTATCATATTCAGCAAGTAATAAATCAATTGCATTTACATTATTAGTATTCTTATAATATGCTGTATGATTTCCAACGATACTATGGACCTCACACCCCATGTCCCTCAACTTATCGTAATAGTTATTCTTTGCCCAGGATAAAGATGAAAAGTCGATACCTTTACGGCTATCGAAGGTATCGCCCATATCAACAATGGTAGTAATACCTTCCTTTTCAATAGTCGGAAAAAATATATCATTATAAAACTTTAAGAAATACTCATGAAAATGTTTTGAATTTTTCCTAGCACCAAAATGCTGGTCCGTTATAATCGCAACCTTCATTTACTTCTATTCAATATAGTAATAAATTTATCAGCAGCCCAGGTTCCAGCAATACAAACTTCAATATCATCACCATCATTCCAGACAGGTGTACCATCCTTCTTTCTCATATCTAATGCCTTTTCCAAGTCATCGATAATCTTTTGGGTAATTTTCATTTCTTTCTCCTTGGTACTTGGATTGTCCATGCGGATGATACTAAATCAACCATCTCAAATTGTTTCTTATTCTTTTCAATCTCATTCAACCAAGCCTCACGTCCAGGTTCAGGTGCTATCTCACCATAATGATTTTCTGCTTTACCAGAATACTCTAAGAGTGTAGTATCAATCATATGATAAAGAGTATCCCAAGTCAAAGTTGTCCTGAGATCATTAATAATATTCTCTCTATCACAAGTATCAAGATCATCATAATCTAAATCTAGAAAGTCTGCTCTGATATTCACGAGGTCAGTAAGGTTAATAGTAATCCTTACATCATTATCAATAGTTTCCATTAGTATCTTAATTTAGAATGAACTGCATCCTTGATTTGATTATAGTTACCAGCATCTCCATTATCATCTCCATAAAAAACTTCATCATATCCAGACCTTTCAAGTATCTTATTCTTAATTTCTAACTGACGTTTTTCTCTTTGTATTCTGCGGAGAAACGCATAATGTATAATCTGAGTAAAGTAAGCAAAAGGATTTTGGGATTTCTCAGGATTAAAATTATGTATGTACTGAACACAATTTTCTATTCCATCAGAAATCATATCCTCCTTGAACATATAATTGACAAAGTTTGGCTTGAATGATAAATGATTAGCAATCTTTAAAAAGCAGTCACCAATGTATCGAGGGATGACTGGTTTTGGTTTGTCTTGCAAAAGAGCAATCTCTTTATCTTCTCTATACTTAATGAGAGCAGCAAGGAATTCCTTGTTGTTAACATAGTGTTCTGACCTTTTACGTTTTGCCATACCTGCTCTCATTATCATAAGTCTTTATCACTAGTATGTAGATATTATAACATTTCTACAGACAGTTGACAAGTCCTTCTAATCGCTATAGAATAACTCTGTTAGGGTTGATAAGAAAGCCTTAGCTATTCTTATTTGGGCTTGATTTATATAGCTTCTCTAAGATATCTTTAGCATCATTAACAGTACTTAAGTAACCCATCTTTCTACTAAGCTTAGCTTGATCCTGTTGATGTCTTGATTGATCACGTACAAATTGTTGATACATTGAAATCATATGAACATCAGATGATTCAGACATTGTTATAACATTATCCATATTAATAATAAACATATCTTCTTTTGTTGTCTTTAACCAAGGTTCTACTTTATATCCAACAATACCCCCGCGCTGCTTAATTTCTACTGCTGTAATAGGATTTGATACGACCAGCATAGTGCGGTCATCTTCTTCTGATGCTGCTACTTTGGCGAATATCTCTTCACCAGTTTTAAGTTTAATTGTTGCGTAAAAATCTTCTTCCATTATTTCTTTATTTGTATGGTGATTATTTCATAGTTAAAATTTTCTTCGTTGTAGATCTTAATTCGTTCTATTAAATGATTGAGAGTATAATTCTTCCTAGAGCGATGAGTGCAATCGT